AGCTTACCAAAAGCTGACACATTAATCCACTCTACACCCTCTTTATCCTTAGATTTCCACCCACAGGCAATTGTGAAGTTTGCTACTGATGAATCTCCAATCGGGCGTAACTCTACTTCTTTGCCTAATCTTCCAATAAAGCTACATTGATTTAAATCATTCATTTACTTCTCCAATGTTAATAATTTATTTTTTGCATCTTCTAAAGTTCCGAATTTGCCATGAAATACAGATTTGCCATGTAACATTTTTGTTACAACAAATGTATTTGTTTTATTACAACGACTAATGTTTTTATAGCCAGTTGTGTTATTTTTGCTTATTTTTGAATTTAATCTATTTAATGAATGTGTAGCCTCTCTTAAGTTTTCAATGTAATTATTAGCTCTATTTTGATCTATGTGATCTATACATTTTGGTATATATCCATGGTGTAACAAAAAAATAATTTGGTGGTGGTAATATCTTTTCCCAAAAAAGCTAACCTGTTTATAACCAATAGATTTCAATGTATCTTTTAACTTTTGACCAGTAGTATTGATATATCCAGTAGATTTTAGCCAATACAAGCATCCATCCTTATATCTAAAGTATTCAATAGCAAGTTCTTTTGTAAGAATCATAGTCTATCTTTCTCTGATGTTAAAAATGGGATTACTGAAACTGGTTTATGGAAAAATCTTCTTTCTGATAGCTCTGATTCTTTGAGAAATGCTTTAGGAGTTTCTTCTGATAACTCATTAAGCACATTCAAGAGCATGGCATTTTCTTTGCCAAGATCAGGATGATATGGCGATCTTGCCACTTTCCTGAGTCTAGCTTTTTGTTGTTCTGTTAGCACATTACTTCCTTTTCGTTAGCGAGGATGTAGGTTAAACATAGAAATTCAGTAAATCAACAACTATTTGCATTTATTTCATATGACGAAATATTGGCTGTATATATATTCAGTAGAACCAATTACTATATGCCATGTACAGAAATAAACTATTGCTAGAAGTGTGTAGAGTATTGCCTTGCCAACATTGCGGAGTCCAAGATGGAACAGTCGTTGCAGCCCATTCAAATCAGCTTAGAGATGGCAAAGGTAGAGGACTTAAAGCCCATGATTATAGGGTTGCGTCCTTGTGCTTTAGCTGCCATGCGGATCTCGACCAAGGTGCGAAATTGTCAAAAAGCGAACGGATTGAGATGTGGGAGGCAGCGCATCGTAAAACCATTGCTAAACTTTTTGAAGATGGATATTTAACAGTGACAAGGGGCAAATAATGACAAATGACGAATGTATGTATTTTTCTTTAGCAATCATTGTTATTTTTAATTTGGCTGCGTATTTTATTACCAAATATTAGGGCTAGTAAAAACGGATCATCAAAGTAGCCTTGTAGATGCAAAATGATAATCCGATCTAATAGTTGCCCTAGTGTATTGCTCAAGCTATTAGAACCTTTCGCAATCAGAGGTGGGCTGATAATCTACATACCCACCAACTAACTAAAGGAAAATTATGAGTGTTGATACATTTTTATATACGATAGTAGAGCCATTAACATATTTGTTATGGATTCTCTGCATCAATGCCAGCTTGCCTATCATTGCTATCTTTGCTGGTCTAATGAGTGGAATATTGGGAAATAAGAAATGATATTAAGATCAGAACGGATTGCAACACATATGAATAATGAGTATAAGAAAATGGTAGAGGAAGCACCATTACACATTGGCTATGAAGATGCTGTAATGAATGATCCAGTAAACCATCCAAAACATTACACAGATCACCCATCAGGGATAGAGTGCATCCAGATTACAGAGCATATGGGGTTCAATCTTGGTAACGCCATTAAGTACATATGGAGAGCCGATCTCAAAGGTGCAAGCCTTGAGGATCTTGCCAAATCCATATGGTACATTGAGCGAGAGATAAAAAGGCGTACTAAATAGTTATACAAATATCGGACAATAATGTCCTATTTTTGCATGACTTTTTATTGAAATTTCATGCACTTACAATCGTTTTTAAAATAGGTGAGCTATGTAATAAAAGTTTACCGATCAGGACATTTGTACGAAAAAGTGAGTAAAAATAGGGAAAATTTACCGATAGGGGTATTTTGTAAAGAAAAGTGAAATGATTGTAAAGTTTTGGATTAATAATGAGTCCTTATAACGATATGGACTTATTTATGAGTCATTAAATATGTCAATAATAAGGAAAATCATGCTGAAATGGACTGGAACTTTGCTTTGCTTACTTGGAATACTACTTACAAGTATCAATATCTATCCGTTAAATATACTTATAGGTATGATTGGCTCTGGTATATGGGCTTGGTCAGGATTTGAGCAAGATGATATGGCTTTGTTTACTGTAGAGATTGTTGCCGTAGCCTTGTACTTCTCAGGCATTGTTTTATTTGTTTATAACAGGCTATCTATTTGGTTTTAATTCATAAACTTTAACAGGCTCATGGCTGTGCAAATCTACATTACAAGCCCATTTGATTGATTCTTCAGCAGTAAGCCCCATACGCATACAAACTTCTGCTGCCATAGCTCCTGAACCAATAGCCATAAATACTTTTGCTCTTTCCCACTCTAGATCATCACCACAGTAAAAAAGACCTTCATTGGTTAGTTTGATAAATGCACTGTCTGGTTTAAGTTTTGGCTTTGTCTTAGTTTTTTTATTTAAATACTCAACTACTTTTTCACAATCACACCAGTTGCCAGCTACGCCTAACCACCCACCATCTATAGCAACAACTTTGTCATCAAAATATTTAATTCCAGTATCAGTATCGGAAAACTGACTATCAGCTACTATTTTTTTGTTTATCCAATCGCCAATGATAGTAGTCATATCAAACCTTATTCACTGTCCCACGAAACTCAAATTCCCCATTTTGCTCATCGCTAACCATAATCAACTCTGGCATTAGCATACGACCTTGATCGAATGAAAGCATTACAAAGCCACTACGCCAGTCTTTAGGGCTATCCTCACAGTATTCAAATGTAGCACTCATAGGATCGGCTAGACAGCCTGTTTGAACGCCCCAGTAAGTGCCCTGATAGTTGGTGATAGGTGATGCACAAAGGACATGGGTGTGACCAGTAATAATGTTGGTATTTCCTGCTGCCGTCAGATTTGAATATCCAGCAGTACGACCACCTTTATATCGGTGCTTGACGATAGTTTCTTCACCAATCCAATAAGACCAACAAGTTTTCCATTCAGGAAAATGGTATTTAAGACTGAACCCATCGACACCAGAATACTCAGGAACTTTATTAACTAACCAAGACTCGTAACGCATATCGTGATTACCAAGAGTCCAGATCAACTCACATCCTGCTGGTCTATGTTTGGCAATCTCATCTAAGTGCCAGCGACAGGAATTAAGTTCTTCTAGGACAGTAGGCTTCTGATCGTAGTTAATAGAAGGGAATCTGCTAAGAACTTGCCCATCGAACGCATCGCCATTACAGATAATAACTTCAGGCTTGAAGGTGTCAATCATCATTAGTAATGCTTTGAAGGCTGTAGTAGTCGTATCAGTAAAGTGAGCATCAGAGAATACGATTACACGCTTAACCTTATCTACATCAATACCCCTACGGACATTGTGAGGAGTCTGCTCAATCTTTTTCAATTTTGCTGGTGTACGCAAAGAATTATGCGTTTCTAGCTTGATACCATATCGGATTTCTAGGGATGCTCTGCGGTTTAATGCGCTACGAGGATTCATGCCTAATTCTTGAGCTACTAATGTAGGAGAGCCTAATCGCTTCCAACACTCAATAAATTTCTGATCTAACTCATCTGACTGTTTCATTTATAGTCCTAAGTGATTGATTTACAACATTATGTATTATTTTTAAAACGAATTGTATGTTTAAATTGCTTATTTTTCGATTAGAGCCACTATCTACGCCATTTGATGCTTCCTAACAAACGCTTTTATGAGAAATGCTTAATTACACAAAACAATTAGCTATCTAACATTAATAATAAATAATAAGAAGCTGACAGCAAACCCTTTATCCATATAAAGCAAAATCCAGCATAGCGAACTTCCAGTCCAGCCATACTTAAATTCTAGTCCAATTATTTTGTGGTAAACTGGATAAATAGTTTGACAGATTGATAAATAAATGGAATACTTGTCAAAGTTTAGTTAAAAGTCAGCGCAGATTTCAGGAGAAAAAATGAACAATGTGATCGAATGTAGCCCAGAAACAAACATCAGAACCTATAAAGACGCACCAGCTTTACAGGAAAATCCATTCCTTGATAACCTTATTGTCAAGACCAAGAAGAAGCGTGTAACAGTAGCAAGAGGCTCAAACATTGTAGATGATGCTACTGGAGAAATAACTGGTAGGACTGAAATAGGTCAGGTGATTGAGGTTGGCGGTGAGGAGTTCATACAACTGTTTACTAAAGATATTGGAATTTGGTTTAACTTTGAGAGGTCAACTCAGAAGATATTTGCACAGATTCTTCAGAAGATACAGTCAGAGGCAATCAACAGGGACAAGTTCTACTACTCGATAGAGGATATGGAAAAGGATGTTTCATTATCTAGGACTACCATTTACAAATCATTAACAGAGCTAATTAACAAAGGAGTTATAGCAAAGCATAAACATACTAACTGGTTCTTCTTAAATCCGTCACTACTATTCAATGGAGATAGAGCAGACTTTGTTAAGTCTTATAGGGTATCTAAGGGATCTACAAAGGTGCAGAACAAGTCCACAAATTACCTTCAATTAAAGTAATGCAAGATAATCATTATTATGTAAAACAACAGGATAACAACATGAAGATACAATACCCTTGGTTTCCAGCCCAAGTTAAGCCTAATTGGTCAGGGCATTACATGACTAAGGCAAAGTACAAAGCCATATATCGTCAGGTATGCAGGGAGCAAACAGAAAAGGCAATGGAAACTCAGGAGAACACTAAGGACTACACTGATATGACATTTGTATTCCATAAACCAAATAACCGCCACTCCGACCTCGATAACTGCCTAAGTAGTTGCAAAAGTTTAGTCGACGGCATGGCTGATGCCCTTGGAATCAATGACAAGTGCTTTAAAGTAATTCACATAAGTTTTGCTGAACAAATCGGTGGTTTTATCACAGTGGAATTAAAGTAAGACATAAATTAATTGCAGGTCAAAATTTTTTTAAAAGATTTCCTTGTACCCCCTATTTTTCTGTAGGGGTATAAAAAATCTGCAGGTCAAATTTT